GTCGGGGCTGGCATCGCCCTTGTAGGCGCTCACACAGAACCGCCAGAGGGCTAGGTCATCAAACCCGGTCAGCTCCCAAGTTACTCTCAGCCGTACGCCGTGGCTAGAAGAGATGTCCTTCCACCACTCGCCTAGGTCGCTCATCGTGATGTTCGCGGCGGGCTCGCGCGCGACCATTTTTGCCCCTTTGGTTCCCATTCTGTCGTGTTCCTTTCCCTAATGCCTCAGAACGCCCGAAGCCCCCCTAGGATACACCCTGGGGGGGCTCGTGTCACCTAGTCGAACGGCTAGTCTTTTAGGACGAGTACCTAGCCATTCGGATAGGTCGCTCTAGGCACCGGAGCGGCGCTTCTTGACCCAGTAGTCGTTGAAGCTCACGTTCGCGTAGTTCTTGTGGAACACGCGAGCCCCGCTGATGCTGACGAAGAAGCCGCTCGCCGACAGCCCATTCAGAGCAGTCACCCCGTTGATCACGATGCTACCGATCGTCGCGTCATACCGCCACGTCTCGTCCGTCTGCGCTGCCCACCCGAACAGGCTCACGAACGTCTTCCTACCGTCGCGCGAGCGGCCCGGGAAGGTCATTTCTAGCGGAATGTTGATCGGGTCGCCCGCCGCCAGCCCGTAGGTTGCCGCCAGCCCGGTCGGGTCTTCCGGGTTCGTTACGTTGCTACCAGCCGCCGCGTGCGATAGCCCCACGATGGTCAGCACGTTGATGCCGTCCACAATGGATGCGAGGAACGTATCGTAAGCTTCCGCGACCTCGCCAGCCGACCGCTCATCAGCGCAGCGCATCAGCATCTTGTGCGACACGCCCTGGTCCGTGTACTCTAGCCACCATCGCTCCGTGTTGCTTGGCGGCAGCGGTGCCAATGCCATTGTCCACCTCCCTGTAAACGTCTCCCATTCTGCCGAGCCCGCTAGATGTGGAGGCGCTTCGCGCCGACGTTCTCTTGCGCGGGCTTGTCAGCCGAAGGCTACAGCAAAACGCCCTCGTTGTCAAGCCCTACCGGAAGGCTGGACAACGAGGGCGCTTCGCTGCTGACTGCGCCTATGAGCCCGCGCTACGCTTGCCGTCGAGCGCTGCGCTTGCCGTTAGGTCGTCGTCAATGGTCAGCAGAAGCCACAGCAGAGCGCCTAGAACGGTCTTGTGGCTCGCCGTGGGCCATACTAGCGATTTCTGGTCATAGGGGGCTTCGTCGGGGCTGGCATCGCCCTTGTAGCCGCTCACACGAAACCGCAAAAGGCCTAGGCATTCAAACCGGTTAACCTCCCAGGTAACCCTAGCCCTAACGCCCCGACGAGTTTTATAAACTACCCTGACTCAAGCAAGAAGGATAAATTGTCCCCGGCCAGAGGTGACGTACCTGTGATGATGCTAAACTCAAACCTTCTCAAAGATACGCTATACGCGCGGTTTGACTGCGTGACACCGACCAAGGGTATGTATCGTTTTAGCAGCTGGTTACCGGAATGGTGGTACAATGAAATGTGTAGTGAGAATCGGACAGATAAAGGGTGGATGTCTCAGAATCACATTAGAAACGAGGCTTGGGATTTGAGTTATTATTGCATAGGCATCTGCATGTCAAGCCTGATCAACGTAAGTAAGATTGAATGGAACAAACCGCCGTTATGGGCGCAAGTTTGGGATAAAAATCAATTGGTGGTGAGTGTTGAAGCTAAACCAGTTGAAGTTATTAGCAAACCAATTTACGATTATTCGGAATCAGCTAAAAAATTAGCTTAGGAGTTTCAAATGGCCTGCGAAACCTTACAGGAACTAGAAAAAAAACTTGACGAGGCGAATAAGGCTTATCATGCTTTGATGACAGGGACGGCGATTGTCGAAGTGGAAGACCAAAACGGTGAGCGTGTTCGTTTCAATCAGACTAGCCGTGGTGTTCTTTATACATACATTCAACAGCTTAAAACCGAGATCGGTTATTTCTGCCCTATGGAAGTTCCGACGGTAAAAGGCCCAATGGGATTCTTTTTCTAATGGATAATATTGCAGTTTTACCAACCGACGCCGTGATAGAGCATGTGGAAGTGAAAGCCCAAGGCGCTCTTGATGGCGCTGATCGCATGAGTCGGGAAACGGCCAACTGGAATCCCAGCTTAGGATCGCCAGATAGGGTTGTTAACAACCTGAAACCAACGGCTGACGCACGCGGTAGAGATACCGTAAGAAACAACGGCATGGTTCAAGGTGCCGTGAATTTCAACAAGGACTCGATAGTCGGAACCAAATTCCGACTAAACGCACGTCCGAATTGGCGTTTCTTAGGTTTGTCTGAAGATTGGGCCGATGAGTTTCAGGTTGAAATTGAAACTATTTTTCAATTGATCTGCGATTCTCAATCGAACTGGTTGCACGCAAAACGAACTATGGATTTTTCTGAAATGGTCCGTTTGTCAGTCGCAAGTTATGTTATATCCGGTGAGACCATTGTTATATCGGATTGGGACAGAAGCGATCCGAGTCGACCAATAAACACTTGCTCCCGATTTGTTAGCCCTGATTTGTTATGCAATCCGAACGGGTTAGCCGATACTGAATTGTTACGGCGCGGCGTGTTACATAACAGTTTTGGTCGTCCGATCAGTTACAATTTCAAGAAAACCTATCATTTCGACGTGTTCTCTAATGAGAATAGTTTTAAGTGGGTAAGTATCCCGGCAAACAAACCGTGGGGCCGTCCTCAAGTCTTACACATAACGGAGCCGATGTTCTGCGATCAAACTCGCGGCGTATCCGAGATGGTATCCGTTCTTAAAGAGATGCGAATGACTAAGCGATTCTCAGAGATCAGCTTACAAAACGCGGTCGTCAATGCGTCATACGCGGCGGCAATAGAATCCGAACTTCCTTCAATGGAGGTTTATGCTTCGCTTGGGGCTGGATCTGATCCCATGTCCGGTTTGGATCAATACTTACAGACTTACTTAGGCGCTTTAGGTTCCTATATGGAATCGTCCAAGAACGTTTCTATCGACGGATCTAAAATCCCCCATCTGTTCCCCGGGACAAAGCTTAACATGCTCCCTATGGGGACTCCTGGCGGCGTAGGTAGCGAGTTTGAGAAGGCGTTACATAGACAATTAGCCGCTGGTTTTAACATGAGCTACGAAGAGTTTAGCCGCGACTTTTCGCAATCGAACTATTCGTCAGCAAGAGCGGCAATGAACGGCACTTACCGATCAATGATGGCTAAAAAGAAGATTGCCGCCGACAAGTTCGCCTCATTCGTTTATGTTAATGTTTTCGAGGAGTTGTGGAACAAAGGGCTGATCAGCATCCCTAAAGGTAAAACCAGAGATTGGTTTTACGAACCTTTTGTTAAAGATGCTTTGACTCAAGCAACTTGGATTGGCGCAGGTCGCGGTCAGATTGACGAGATGAAGGAAACGCAATCGGCAATCATGCGTATAAATTCCGGTCTGAGTACATATGAGGCCGAATGTGCGCGATTAGGTGAAGACTTCCGCGATGTGTTCTCACAAAGATCGCGTGAGGAAAAAATGATTGCCAAATTAGGCTTACAGTTCACTAAAGACTCAAGTAAGCAAAACGCTGGTGATAAGTCTATCCAAAAGGATAACGGTGCTAACAATGAATAATAGCTTAAATGAGCGTTTCCTAACGCGATTGCAAAACAAACCGATTGCGCACGATATTCACTCACGATCAAGTCTTGAGGATAGCCTTGATCGTTTATCTATGGAAGATTTGAGCAAACGTAGTGAAATTGAGGATAGTTATCAGATAGTTGAGTTAACTAATTCTTACTTTGCGTCGAACTCGGTTGATAACAGCAAACCCTATGCCTACTCTAACGGCGTGGCAGTAATACCTGTTCACGGTTCGCTGATTAATCGCTTTCCATACGGTATAGGTTATGTAACAGGCTATCAGTACATTAGCAATATGATCCAATACGCGATTGCTGACCCCGATGTTACCGGAATTGTTTTGGACATTAACAGTCACGGCGGCGAGTGTGCTGGATGTTTCGAATTAGCTGACATGATCCGCGAGGCCAGTTCAGTTAAGCCTGTGATCAGTTTTGTTGATTCGAACGCACACTCAGCCGCTTATGCTATTGCTAGCTCAGCTTCCAAGGTTTATGTGACAGAATCATCGAGCGTGGGTAGTATCGGCGTGGTCGCTGCGCATTTTGACTATTCTAAGTTGATGGAAGACGCTGGCGTCAAGGTCACATTCATATTCGCAGGTGATCATAAAGTTGACGGCAACCCTTACCAGGAATTATCGACAGAAACCAAAAATCGAATACAAGATTCGGTGAATCGCCATTATGATAATTTTGTAAACCGGGTTTCTAAATTCCGTTCATTAGATCGGGATGTGGTAGTTAATACGCAAGCCGATGTATTTGACAGCCAACGTGCCTTAGAGTTAGGATTGATAGACGGAATAACTACTCCGGCTTTGGTGTCGGGTGTATTCAAACAGTTTAAACAGAAGGGGTTAAAAATGGCAGAAGCCAGTCAAGTTCAGAATATTGACGCCGTAGCGTTGGTGCAATCAGCTAAAAAGGAAGAGCGGGATCGTATTTGTGCGATCACTACTTCCGAAAACGCTAAAAGCCGTGGTACTTTGGCAAACCATTTGGCGTTTAATACTGACATGAGCGCACAAGACGCGAATGCCTTATTAGCGGTTGCAGCCGTCGAAGTTGTACATAAAGAAGCAGCTAGCAATACTTCGGCCAGTAATGCTTTTATGAGTGCGATGGACGCTACAAAGCCGGACGTTGTACATAGCGCCGAGGTTACTGGTAAAGCAGCGAACCCATTAATTGCCGCCCGTAACAAAGCCTTGGGCAAGAAGTAAGGAGTTATTAGCATGAGTGATTTAGCTTCAGGTGAAAGCCTTATTGGAACTTTCACACCTGTCCAGTTATTTGCAGGTGAATCGGATGTAATTACCGAATCGTTTACCAATTCGGCGGCAGTGGTTAAATATGAAGTGGTGGCGCGTAACTCAAGCACCGGCCAGTTGATCCCGTTTGTTCCTGGCGGTACTGGTGACCAGACTAAGGCTTGGGCTATTGTAACGCAACCTAACGCTACTGTTGGGGATAAAGTAGCTGCGTTCACTTCCGGTTTCTTTAACCATGAGGCGTTAGTATGGCCATCAGGTTACAATACTTATGAAACCCGCCGTTTAGCATTCGCCACTAATCCGCTGATCAAGATCGGCAAGTTACATAACTAAGGGGTAATTATGACGATTTATGATACCACTCAATTGATCGAAGTGATCAGCACTGAAAAAACGTTACCTAAGTTTTGGGATCAATTCTACCCACGAGAGTTTATGTTTGAAACGGAGTCGATTGCTTTTGACAAAGTAAGCAAAGACTATCGCAAAATGGCCCCCTTCGTTGCGCCCAATGTTCAAGGTGTGCCTCAGCGCGATCAAGGCTTTACGACCATCGAATATAAACCGGCCTACATTAAGATCAAGGATATAGTTGATCCTAATACCAATTTTTTTAAACGGACTCCCGGCGAGGCGTTGATGGTCGGTTCTCTGTCGCCTTCTGAGCGCGTTGCCAATGCCATTTCAACACACTTAGTTGATCACAAAATTAAGATTGACAACCGCCTAGAGTGGATGATGGCGAAAGCTCTGATCGAGGGTTCGTTGACTATTAGTGGTGACAATTACCCGACCACCACGATTGATTTCAACCGTGATGCTTCGTTGGAAGTCACTTTGACCGGTACTGCTAAATGGGACAGTTCTGCACCAAACCCATTAGCTGACATTGCCGCGTTGCGCAAGCAGTCTAACTATTTAACCGGCGCGACAGGTCACAAAGTAATCTTCGGTTCGGAAGCAGCTACCCTGTTCATTAAGTACCTTACCGAAACGAACCTGGCTCTGATCAATAAGACTCTGAGCGGTAGCAGCACCACGATCAGCATGGTTATTGATGGCTTCGAAGGCGTTGAGTACATGGGATCGGTAGCTGGTAGCAACGGTGCCAACTATGATTGTTACGTTTACAGTGGCAAGGTGATGAACGAGGCGGGCGTCGAAGAGGATTTGTTATCCCCTAATGATGTCGTTGGCGTTGCGCCTATGTACGATGGTGCCAGTTGCTTCGGTGCAATCCGTGAAGTTATGGATCTGAAGCCTTATAAGTATTACCCTAAGACTTATGAGGAAAAAGATCCATCAGCATTGTATGTTCTTCCCCAGAGCGCACCGTTACCGGTTCCTGGACGTACCAATGCGACTTTCCGCCTAACCGTTAAGTAATCAAAACGGCCAGTTGTTTAGACTGGCCTTTATTCTGGAGCTTATATGCCTATTCGCATTCCATTATGTCAGATCGGAGTCTCACGAAACGGCACCACGATCTTTCCTAAAATCTCTGAACCTTTCGAGTTTACCGCCGAAGAAGTTACAGAGATTAACGAGTTGCAAACTCGAACCGGGAAAAAGTTTTTCGATAAGATTGTCATTGAAGATAATCCCGTCGGAACTACTAAAACCGGAAAACCTAAAGCTCAGGTTTCGGAAGAGTTGTAAATGGCTTTCAATTTTGCCGACGCAAAACGAAGCTTAAACAAGGCCGTCATGGAAACATTCGGCCTTGATGCTACTTACAAAGATTGTTCTTTAAGTTCACCCGTACCTATCAGAGCGCGTTTTCATAACAAGATTGACCGGTTTGGCGACTTGGATAATTCAGGTTACGCCAATATTGAAACGTCAATTAGTACCGTAGTATTGTCGAGAGAACAAGCTAAGTCTTTGAATGTTAAAAGGAATGGCGAAATATTTTTTCCAGATTTGAACAATCTGATCGTTGTACTTGAAACTCGTTTGGACAATACTTCACCGGATGAGGAAGCCTGGCAGGTTACTGAAAAATGAGAATTTTGAGTCTAAACTTAGATCCAGTGAAAAAATATTTTACTGAGTTCAATGAGAACGTAGACTCTAATATGAGCATGTCATTGAACCGTGTTGTTGGTC